CTTTAAGAAGTTCAAGACAACGATTACTGCACCTGATCCCATCACTGAAGAGGTTTTAAACCACTACGATGACGCAATCAGGGCAGCAACCGCCTGCGTGCGGGCCTCCCGAGGTTTGCATGGGAAGATCTCAGCCGGGCCTAAGGCCTGTCTGGAATCAACCCAAGCAAACGGCGGACAAACCGGTGAGCTATGTAGGATAATAAGGACAGAAAGAGTAAAGTATAGGTATCATCCCGAAACCTTGGAAAGGTCTTACGAGCCGAGAAGGATTAAATCCTCCTCGGACGTTCTTGACTACTGTGTGGAGTGGGTTCTTGAGAACCCAGGACTAGCTAAGCTAGTCAAACCTCACGCAGTATTGGAACCTTCCAAGGCCAGGTTGATAACTATAACCCCCTTTGCAGTATCGAGGATACAGGGTGTAGTCGCGCACGTCATTAATCCCTGCCTAAGGCAGAGATACCAGACTAGGTCTGGCATGACGAAATCACGACACCTTTGGAACCTTAACCAACAACTACATCCTCAGGATTTAGTGTGGGCTAAGGCTAAAGGGCACCCTGTCCTCTCTACTGACATGAGTGAAGCCACAGATAGGTTCTCCAGGAGATTCGTTAAACGAATCTGGAGGCACATATTGTGGCATCTCAAGTCCATTGAAGGGAGTCCCCTTGCTCTCGTCGCGCTTGCGGCCCACCTACACACCTCTGAGAGGTATGTGGTTCCGCAAGACTCCGACGGTGATATGGTATTTGATCAGATGTTTAAAACATCTATCGGTATCTTCATGGGGGACTTCCTTACAAAGTCAATCCTCACCTTCAATCAAGATATTGTCCTTCGCCAAGCGAAGGTGCCAGTATACTCGATTGTTGGTGACGACATCGTCGCAATAGGCGATGAGGGGGCTTTACATACTTACCTCGGGTGTTCCTCTGAGGTGGGAAACGGAGTCTCGGTGGAAGACACATACATTTCTAAGAAATATATGTTCTACTGCGAGGAGATGATGATCGTTCCTAGAACGACCAAGGATCTTCCGGTAGTACAGATCAAGTGTAGCGAATCTAAGATTAACTACCTTGATACACCGAGACTCAGACTCCTGATCCCTACAAGCACGGAAACCTTAGGTTTCTCGGGCGTACAGGCCGGACGGTTCTCATTGCTAGGCAAAGAAAGCCGTTGGGTCCATACTACCCATAGGGCTCAGGAGGCGTTATATGTTAGAGCTCAGCTCTATCAACATATAATGCTTCCACAGGAACGGGACACGATATGTCCCTTTATACCCGAAGAAATCGGAGGGGATGGAGCATTCCACCCCAGTGCAGTGTTTTTGCGAAAGGTCATCTCGCTTAAAGCGAGGGACGTCCCTGAAACACTACACCGGATAGGGGACTTGTACTACAACAAGTCCGGCCTCCGATTGGTAAGATCTGATGAGTTGAATCAGGTAGTCTCGAAATATAAGCAATGGCTTCCAACGGAGCAAGCTCTTAGAGCTTACTTGCCCGATGAGATAGTCGTCCCATTAGATGAGACGAATAGCTCACTAGCTTCACTTAGAGTCCAG